TCAATAGCATCTTCTAGATCAATACCACCAGTTTTTAAAGCTATTTGAATATTTTGCTCTAATACTTGCTTTTCTTCTTCATCAGGCTCTAGCTCTAGAAATATACCAAAGTCATGTATATTTAAATCAGACAACTCATCTAATGTAGCTACATTGTATCTTGATATACTATTCTCTAATGCTTGTCTAGTAAATGGAAACTCTAAAGAATCAGAAACTCTTAATGATATATTTTCACATGTTCTAGAAGTAAGATATAACATTGCTTGTAGTAAGTGTCTAGTTGCAGTGTTTGAGTTAGCAGCAGCTAGTTTCTGTAATCCTACTAAAGCATTTTTATCAGGAGTACTACCATCTCTAGCTTCATTAAGTCCGGTTACATCTCTTATCATCTGCAGATAATACTGGTAAGTTTGTATTAAGCTTTGTATCTTAGCACCACCTGATCCAGTTTGCAATTCTTGTATTGGAACTTTACCTCTATTTAGATCACCATCTTGAGTTAAACTTCTACCTACAATAGAACCTGTTTGAAAATACATATTCAAAGCTTCAGCTGGATTATAATTAGTTCCATTACCAAGATCTACTTCTGCTAAGCCATCCATATCTAAGTATACACCGTCAGGAACTACTCTAGATAATACTTGTTGTATTTTTAAATGAGTTAATTGAATCATATCAGCAAAACCAGTTATACGGTTTACTAATGAATCAATTTTACCTTTATACATTCTAGGAGCACATATACTATAGTTCATTTTAACTTTAGTAGTATCAGCGCTAGGTCTAGTCATATTTTCAGCTAATCCCCACTTAAGCATCATAGGATGCCCTAGTATCTTAGCTCCACTATATAAAGTTTCTATAGTTCTAGATACTCTATCAAACTTGTCATTTTTAGGTGGATTAAAAGTATCTGACTTTTCTAGTGCTTTTTCTAAACCTGTATTAGTTTCTTTTATTTTAAACACTTGATCTGAATAAGTTTTATATTCAAAGTAAACTACTTGAACAGTTTGCTGGTCACTTCTACCATTCCAGTTTCTTAAATATTCAGAGTTACCAGGATACTTTTGTATAGTCTCCATTTCTTGATCTGTAAGATAAGGAAACTGCATTTTTAAATCTGATAAAGATATTGATTTAACTTCACCAGCATAATATATATCTTCAAAGTTAGGATCTTCTGTATATGAATAAACTAAAGCAGCAGGATCTACATAATCTACAACTACGCCTTCTGCTTTGTTCCAGTTAGTTTTTACAGCACCTATACCTAAAACAGTTAAATCTTGACAAAATCTACGTCTTGTTAAATCATATCTATTTCTATTTAATATATCAGTTATAACTTCTTCTTCAGCTATTTCTATAGACTGTTTGTAGTCTAACTGTAAATGCAATTGCAACTCTTCTTCACTTTCTAAGCCTAACTCTTTGCTAGCCTTACTTTGCATTTCAACTCCTAAAGTGTCTCTTAATTGTTGTATTAAATCTCTTTCTCTAACATCACGCATTAACTCTTTAGCATACTCTGTTCTTTTATTAGTTGAAAAAGGATCAACTGCAAAAGCTTTTATTTCATAATTTCTTTGAGACATACCATTTACAACTATATCTACAAACTTAGATATAACAGGAACTGGTTTCCAGTCTAAATTTAAATAAGATAAATCACCATTTATAGCTAACTCATCTTTATATTTTTGAACAGGTTGTTCACCTCTTGCATATAATCTTAAACTATGGTAGTTAGCATAGTTAGTAGCATAACCACTCATACCAGCACCACCTCTGTAATTCCTAAACCATTCTCCTTCTATAGCTCTACCGACAGCAAGACCATATTCTAAAGTAGCTTTCTCTGCGTCAGGTACTACCTGGCTTGGGAACGAACTATTATTATTATAAGAAATCTGATTCATTTATTTATTTTATTATTTTTGAAACATCTCCGTTGTTGTTGTATCTTTTAAAACCTAAACTTATAGGTTTATAATTTTTTTCAGGAGTTGGTCTATACCTATTTTTGTTACAAGCCATTATAGCAAGACCAGAACTTATTGTAGCATCGTACTTAGTTCTATTATTTATATTAAACTTACTCCAGTCTTCTAAAGTATTATGAAAATACATATCTCCATATCCTTCCTGTAAAGCACCTACATAAGTTTCTATATAAGATTCTATTGCTGCTGCGTGTGCTTGTTTAATGTCTTCACTTGAATTAGGTATACCACCTATTTCTTTTTCTGTTGTTGAAAGTTTATTCCAAACTTTGTCAGGACGATTCATTGAAAAACCTCTATAACCTCTACGCTTTAAATAATACAATAATCTAGGTTTGTTATTTTCACAAAGTAAAGGCATACTGTAAAATACTAAAGCCATTAACACATCTTCAAAGAATATTTCAGCAGTTTGTGGCCTTGATATATATTCTAAAAAGAAATGATTAGGAGGTGCGTCTTCCATTGAAAACTTAGTTAAACCGTGCAAAGCACCATTAGATCCTTTACCGTCAACAGTACCACTAATATCGTAACTATCACAACCAAAGGCTCCAATATGTTCGTTACCAGGAGACTTAGTACCATTATTTATAATCACTCGATTTTGCAAGTTTTTAGGTGGCACCCAAGATATTAAGAATCTTCCATCTTTATTAGGCATAAAAGAAACTTTAGTATCTTTAATACCGTTTTCCCACATGAAACTACCTCTTGTAACTGAAGAAATATTATTTAACTCGATGTTATAATCTATTTGTTGATATATTCTAGTTAAATTAAATAAAGTATCTTTAGCTTCATCTCTAAAAGCATGAGCTTCAGTTCTTGGAAATTGACGATAGTATTCATTTAAACCATCTTGATCTGATCTTAAGCCGTCGACTTCATTTTCCCAGTGCTCAATAACTCCCGTTGTAATTTCAATACCATCAACTCCTTTGACTTTATCTTTACCTCTAATGAAGACAGGTAGTCCATGAGTATCGATGAACCCTTCATAGTTCCATTCCATAGGAATGAACAAGCTATAGAGTCCAGAAGATGTTTGTCCGTTTCGATTTCTTTTATTAACGTCTGAATTGTTGTATAATTTTTTGAAATTGTCTCCACCTTTATCTAAAGCATTTGAGGTTGAGCCCATCATACATTTACCTACGATCCTTGATCCAAGACGTAATGTAGTTTTTGTAACTCTCCAGTTATTTAATATATTATCAGGTCTCTCCCATTTACCACTTTCATCGTGAGCTAATAGCTTTAGCTTTTCACCATCATAAGAGTTATCACCAGTATTTTTCCAGTCAATAGTTGTATCAAGTCCGTCGAGCTCTCTTAGTTGCTCATTGCTCTCAAGCTTCCTTCTAGTAAGCTTCGAAGCTGGAACTCTGTATGCAAGTTCTGTTTTAGGACGATCCATACCGTCCTGGATCGGTTTGAAGAAAAACGGATAGTTAACGGATATTGGGACGACTTTATCTGTAAACATTTTTTTAGCATCTGATCCAGATTTAGAGAGTATACCAAATCTGGCGTCACTAGATATTGTTGCTTGGTTAACAAGTTCGGCCGAGGACATAAATGAAAATCCAGATCGTCGGTTTTTAAGGTAGCACATCCCGTAACATCTAGTATCTGCCTTGCATGCTTCCCAAAATATAAAGAATAATCTATTTGCTTCTCTAAAATCTGGTGCTCCAACGTCGATCTTTGACCATTGTAGGTACATGTAATGAGTACCAGTAATATAAGTAGGAGTACCGTTATTATAGAAAAAGTAACCTTGTTCTCTTCTTTTAAATTCTTCATCAATGTAATCATACCACTTTTCTTTAAATTCAGCTGGATATTCTTCCCAGTCAAACCTACTTTTAATTCTACTTAATTCTTTTGGGTACTCTTGTCTTTCCCAGCGTTGCTCCGTTTTTTCTTTACTTCGTTTAAACGGTTTATCTGTTGCTGGTAAAGCAATCCTGAGATTCTGTATTTCAATGATTTGTCCAATTTTTCCGGTTTTACTTATTACTATAAAATCATAATCAGAATTATAACCATAATCCCATTTTTTAAATCTATTGTTTTTAGCTAATATCTTAGGATTTACAATGTCCTTAATCTCTTTCCAAAGGGTTTGTTCGTAGCTCACTTGCTTCTCCCTTCTGCAAAACCTTTAAAAGTTTTTTCTACTTTAACTTCTTTAGGTTTTTCATTTAGCATATCTTCTTCTATTTGTATACGATTAAGTATTTCAAAAGCATCGAATATAGCTAGTTTCTTTGTTGCGGCAGCATTCTTTAATCTATCAGCGCTTACATCGTCGTCTGAGTCAACAATCTTTTCTTTTGCTACCTTAATAAGTTCCTCAACTGCTTTTTGCCCAGCTTGGATTATTTTCTTCTTCGTTTCCTTGGTATTCATGAGTTAAAGCTAT